CAGAACCTGAAGATATTTCATCTGATACCATATTTAACACACTAGAAGATGGGTCCAATTGTAGATAAAGATCTTGTAGTCCAATCACATCATTGGATTGTGGTGAAGCTGAAATTTCAATAATTGGTTCCCCTCCAACATTTTTTAAAGTAGATGTTATATTGACGGGATTTAATACAATTTCACCTCTTTCGTAATCAATTCTACCAACATTTCTTCTAACAACTGTTGGCTCATTTAACGAAGTTATAGTAAAGAAAAATATTGTTCCTGTTTTTCCATCTGAATTTGGAGTATCTGATAAGTAAACAGTTCCATTTACGGAACTTACTGCAAATCCAGATGATTTAATATTATATCCACTCATCTTATTGATATGAAATGCATTTCCAAAACATATTTCATAATCCGCAAATTGATTCAATGCAGGTTTAAGATTTCTTCTTATAACAATATTTGTTATATTGGAAGTGATTGCACTATTGCTATCATCAATTAACTTTAAAAACTTACTATACTTAAACCTAGCTCCATACTTATTGAGTTCGGATGAATCAACGTATTTGTTTATATTATTTGATATTATTGATTGAAGGTAATCAGCACTTGGAGCAGAATTGCTATTATAATAAACTGAAGAATTAAATTCAATATACAAATATTTCAGATCTAAAATTTCCGGAACAATTCCAGCAACACTATATTTTCTTAAAGTATTGAGAATGTTGTCCTTAATTTGACTTGAAACAAATGTTCCATTTATTGGTTTAATAGAAATAAAAACCTTTCCAAATCTAGGAGGACTCAAATCTTCTCCACCAAAAACAGATATAGATTCAGTTTCTGGGTAAATTGTAGGAATAATAGTTTCATAGTCTGATGCAGTTACAGCTCTATTTTGAGAAGCATATATTCTTGGAGCATACTTTTTAATAGAATCTATTGTCTCTAAGTTTTGACCACCTCTAGACTCTGTATTAGTTGTTAAAAGAGAAATTCCTGTATTGACAACTCTGTTGTTATTATCAACTATTCTTCCATTAAAAGTGAAAGATGAAACTCCATTTCCATCTTCACCATTTGTAGTTACATATGATACTTCAATAAAGTTCTGATTATCAAGCTGAACGCCAAATACTCCATCACCAAAGATAAGTTCATATCTTTGATCTTCGATCTCTTGAATAAAGAAAACCCTTGAAGTTGAATCAACATCAAGAAGGCTGTTTGATAGAGAAAACTTACGAGTTACTGTACTTGATTGAGTGTTTCTTACCAAAACCGATATTGATTGAGTATCAATATCTGAGTTATCTAAAATAAACTTTTGATTTGGATTATTAGAATCTACAGTAAATGTATTTACTAAGAAAGTACCTTCATAGATGGAAACATTTTCAAATGTTGCTGTTCCATTTATAACAGGTCTTGTAATATCTTCAGGAATTGTGAAAGTATAATTTTGTCCACCAAAGATACCACTGCTTGTACACACTGTACCCTTTTTTAAAGTCAAAGTTAAGGGTCTCGTTGTAAATCCAGTTGTATCTACAAAGAAAGATATATTTGCTCTTGCTGAGGTTTTTGAACGAGGAACATATCCAATGTTTCTTGCTAAAGAAACTACATTTTCTCTTAGAGTAGCACTATCAATAAAAACCTCATTACTAATCATATTTGCATTATATGATGTAATGTAGGTGTTATAAGCTAAAACATCTATCAGTGTTGATAGAGTCGATCCCTCAAAATCGTAGTCAGTAAAATTTGAGTTCGATCTAAGGTAATCCTTAATCGAAGTCTTAATTTGATCGAAGTCTAGGTTGGTGAAATTTACTAATGCCATTATCGTGTTGGCTGTAATGCAAATGATAATTGTTGGGGTAATACGTCAATTCCAACAATATAGTAATTAATAGTTACATTGAACTCATTATTGTCAAAGTTTGGAGAAACATCAACAGAAATCAAATCAACTCTTGGTTCATAGTTATTGATTGTATTGGTGATCTCATCCTGTATAATTGAAGCAGAAATCTCATCAATATTCTCAAATAAAGCTCTTGAGATTTTTGACCCAAGATTTTCATTAAAAAATCTTTCTCCAGGAAGAGTAAAGACAAGATTTCTGACTGAACGTGCAATAGCAGTCTCATTCTTGATAGTAATCAAGTCATTATTCAGGGGATTGACCTGAAATGCAAAACTAATATCTTTGAAACCTTTGCTTAGCCGTTCTACAGGCATGAAAATATTATAAATCTATCTTATTTATTCAACCATAAAGAGGTTCTGTACCATATTCCCAGTCATCATAATCATCATCATTACGAATTTTTTCATGAATTTCGTTTTGAGTGTGAAAATCATGTTTTTTGGGAGTAAGATCATCATGATTGATCTCTCTTAACATCTTTTTGTCTTTAATTTTTTCAAAAACACCATAATCTGATGTTAAATTGGTAGTTCCCCACAACTCGTACATGTAATTTTTGTCACGATCTGATGGTTTTCCCATTTTGCTCTCCTGATTTGTTAAATCAGAACTTTTTACGGGGTTGCTATCCCGTTAGTCGATGTAAAAACCTCTTCGTAAGTAATCTTTATCCTCAATAAACTCCAAATTTTCAATATTTTCTACTTTTTCATCATTCCAGACAGGAATTGCTACTGAATTGCCATATCTAAAGTCCGGATTTCTTCTAAAATGTACCTCTATAAGGTGATTTCCGATAAATTCACAGTTTATCCACTCATAATCACCCTTAAGACTATTTAATATGGGAGGAAAATCAACCTTAAAGTCAATTTTAGTCCATTTTTTCCATCTATAGAAAGGATCTTCTTCGTCCTTTTCTCCCAATACTACTAATTTTGACTCTTTATTCTGATAATCAACGCTATAATGGTCTCCATAGAATATTTCACACCAAAATTCAGCAGGATGAAAATGTTCAGTATTCTTATAAATCCACTCCTTACGAGAAAATCGTCCCATACCAAGTAAATTAAAACTTGGTCGGACGATATAGTACCCTGAATATGGAACAGACACCCCTGTAGGTCCACAGAGATGTCCTAGACGATGATTTAAAAATAGTTTGTTATAGACCCATAGATCCTCTGGATGTATGAAGTTCCATTCATCTGATGAGTCTAAGTGATACATTACTTACCTTGTCCCCGATACTTTTTCTTACGACCATTACGAGACGTTGCTGAAAGAAGAGTTCGAGGAGAACGACCTTGACGAGTCTTCTTAGGTGCTCCCTTTTCAAAAATAGTCTTATTCAGTGCCATTAGATTTCCTCCAGTTCGAGTTGTTCAATATCAAAGTCCTCATCAGTGTAATACTTAGAGGAGAGTTCGTCAAGAACCTCAGTACATTCTTCATGACTGAGGTTCTGATATATCTTACGTCCTTTGTATAAGATATTAAAAGCCATTAGATCACACGAGTTTTTTCATGTCCCACACGAATACGAGGATCACACCAAATATCAAAACCAGCTTCTTTTGCATCCAGACAGAATGATACGTCTTCGCCACACATATCTTGAACTGCTCCAGATTCAAAGACTTGCATCTTAGGAGCAAACCAAGGATACTCAAGGTTTTCAAACACACCTTTCTTAATCAGAACCCAGCCGAAACCAGTGTAATCAACAGTAAAAGGCTTACGACGTTTCGAAATACCTTCTACATTCTCATGATTCATGACTCCACCATTCTTACGGAAGTCATCTTCTTCTAACCAGTGTGCTACTGATGTTGTATGACCATCTTCAGTTGCATACCAACCAGCAACGATTTCCTTCTCTTCACCTTCTTCATTCAGTGCAAGATCACAAAGTTGCCAGAACTTTTCTGTATTGAATACAATATCACTATCAATCCACAGTTGATAATCATATTGAAGTTTGCCATCCCAAGGAACTTGTTTCGGTCCACGAAGAACATTTGCTCCAAGAACTTTACAACGAGCAAAGTTCACCATGGAAGAATAGTCTTGAGAAATTTGAATACTCATATTGTTTTGAACAAGATCAAAACAAAGTTGAACAAATGCTTTTAAGAAAGTAAATGAGCATCCACGACCAGGAAGACAAAAGACAATTGATTTGCCTTTCATTCGTTCCTTAATTGCTTCATAATCCCATTCTGCTTCTTTAGGCTTTGGTGCATTAGCCTTCAAAGTAAATCCTTTTGCCATAATTGAAATTAACCTTCAG